CACCGCTCTTGTGACGCACTTCAATGCCCATACAGTTGGCACCGTCGCCTCTCATGGTTTCTACTATCAGAGCTGATTTTGGTATGGCACCTGTGCCCAGGTTGTCCGCCAGTTTGACATCCTGTGTGCCCAGCAATTCATTCTGTAGCACCATTGCGACCTGGCTCCATCCTTCACCTGCTACCATGGCTGTAATGGCTGAATCAAACCTGTGCCCTGTCCACCAGTCAGGATATAGACCAGTGAGATGCATGGCTGTTTCGTAGCAGGTGCTGACTGTTTTGCCAATACGATTGGCTGCCAAGATGCCTCTACGGTCTGACGCACCAGTTTCAAAGAAACTACGCTGATGATCAAACGGTCTGAAATACTTGAGCTGGTTGTAACGCATGTCTTCACTGACCGCAATGGTCAAGTCTTGTAGGCTGGTCAAAGCTTCAGAGGGCAATTGATTGATGTTGTCCACAGCCACACCATGCTGTTCACAGCTCCAACGCAGGGCACGCCGCATCAGCACGGCTTGATCTACCATGCCCTAGTCCTTGAGTTGTTGGTGTATCTTGTAGAGATTCAGCAGGGCCCAGCTTAGGTCTTTGGCTGAGCAATCGCTGAGGCCAATTTCAGCATCCTTGGCCAAGCCTTTTTGCAAGCGTTCAGCCGTGAGCCGCATGCAATGTTCAATCTGTCCTGGAAACTTTTCAGCAAAGGCCGCACGGTGAGCCGCACCAACCTTTTGCTGTATCAAGGTTTCCTGCACGCGAACTGCATCTGCCTGTTCTCTGGCTGTGCGTATGGCTTCATCTTTCCACTCGCCCATCACTCTTTGAGATCCCATGGATTGTTCAATTCACCGCCTACCATGTCTGCAAACTCACGGTCCACAAACACACTCCACATGTTTGAATCGTTGAACTTTTGACGTTGCATCATGGCACGCAGATTACGGCCCATGGGACTTAGAGTGCCATCCTTGCGTACCATTACCTGTTCGCCTGTGCGTGGATCAATCCAGCGAATGATTTCTGGTCGCATACGGCCAAACTTGTCCATCTTTTCACCTTCTGGACGTTGGTCAATAGGACCCAGGACTTCATAGCTGATCATGCCATTCTTGTACTTGCGAAACACACAATCTACCTTGCGGCCCGTGCTACGCATGTCTTGGTCTGGATGTGGAACCAGTCTGCTGACAAATTGGTTTTGGATATGACCGTGATCTGGCAGGGTTGCATCGCGTTCTGGTGTGGCTTTGAGATCTTCCACTGGCACCATGTCTGCTTTTTCAATGTAGGGATTGTCGCCGCCCACAAAGGTCTCATCCACTGGTTTGCCGTTGAGCACATCCATGGCCACTTGATATTTTAGTTTGTTGGCACGGCCTTTGAGGTTCAGCACACGACCTGTTTGGTCATACACAAAACGTTCCAGTTCTTTGGCTGTGGGAAAGTCTGTCATCAGGCCTTCCATGTCAAACTCTGCGGCTGGTAGGGCTGTCTTGGCAATAATTTCTTGTTTGGTTTGAGTCTTTGCCACAGTGTCCGCGTCTAACGGTGCTGTGTCAAACGGTGCATCATCCCATGGGCTGGGTGTGGAGGTGGAGGGGTTGTTCTTTTTCATTGCGTTTCCTTTGCTTTTCTATAGGTACTGCTACAGTGACCACACCATGTGATCACTGTGTGTTGCTTGTTACTTACGGCCAGTCATTTTATAATGCGTGCCGCCTGCTGTGGGATTGCGTTTTGGACCTGTGTCAGAGTGCAAACCTTCCACAGTCTTGTCAATCTTGCCTTGCATGCCTGCACCGCGACCTTCAAGAGCACCCATGATCATGTCAGCAATGGCACTCTTCTCGCTGCCTGTTGTGGCTTTCTCCGTCATGAACTTGCTACGCTTTGAGGCTGTGCCTGCGTTGCCTGTTGTGGGACCACGACCCTGGTTGATGGGCTTGGCCTGCATGTTGCGAACGTTGACCTTGCCTGAACCGTTCTTGTTCTTTTCAATGAGGACTTGACCTTTTTGTTGTGCCATGTTAGGCTCCTGGAGTTAGATATACATTGCCTGTGCCTGAAACACCCGCCACGCTGACATACACTTGAGCGGCATAAGCACACTGTGGCACTGACAAAACGATTTGTTGACCTGCACCAATCACTGTGCCTTTGCCATTGGCTCCTGATGTAGGAACCACTGCGTCTGTGTCGCCGTCTGTGAAACCAAATGACACCACAACCACATTGGCTGCGTCAGGATTCACTACCAACCAATTTGTGGCACCGCCTGCCAAGGTTGATGTTTCTGTTGAGTCGTCTGCGTAGGTCAATACAACACTACGGCCTGAAGGTGCGAAATTTGTCATTAGCACTGATTCCCTTTGGTTGGGCCACGTCCACAATTGATCTTGTCTGCGTTGCCTTTGTAATTCTGTCCTGCACTGGGCATGAAGTCACGTGTGCCACCTGGAGTGCGAACTTGTGCACCACGGTTGATACTGTCACGTGTTGATCCTTGTGCAGGCAAACTTGGCACAGCACTGGTGGGTGGTGTGCATGAGCTGGCTGCCAATGTGCCGTGATTGCCTTTGGTAGGGCCACGACCCACGTTGATGGTCTTGTTGGGATCAGTCTTGCCTGCATATTGATTGCCACGGTAAGCATTGCCCTGTTTAGGAGCAATCTGTTCCATGCCATCAAAATTCATATTGTGATCAGATTGAGTTGATTTCATTTGGTTTTTCCTTTTGCCTTGCGGGCGGTTGATTTGGTCTTGCTGGCCTTGGCTTCACGTTGAACTGAGTAGGCTATGGCCGCTGCCTGTTTGGGGTCCTTGCCCGCACGGATCTCCGTGGCAATGTTCTTGCCAATGGCTTTTTTGCTTGTGGACTTGATCAACGGCATAGTGTTATTTAGTTGATTGATCTAAACTGACCAGTTTAGCTAATGCTTCTTGGAATGCCGCTGCCTTGGCCGTGACCATGTCATCTGTTTCTACTATGTCAGCTTCAATCAAGGTTGAGCTCACTTTGTCCAACAACATCTTTTCATATGTGGCTCTGTTACGGCGATCGTCTGCCAGGATGGCATCACGGTAACCTTCTAGGAGGCTGACTTCAAACGGCTTGCCTATGACCTGTTGGCATGTTTCAAGAAGAAGCTTGGCGGTCAGCTTGTCTGTAGAACCTTTGGGACGACCAGCACCTGGCCGTGCTCCACCGTGCTGTTTGGTACTTGGTAAACTTGAATCTTTTTCATCCATGTAGGTATTTAGCGGCAAAGAAAAAGCCCGCTAACAACACGGGCCAAAACACAAGGAAATTGGAGAGACCTTGTGTTTATATTTCCTCTTCGTATTCCCAATATTGACTATCCAAAATCACTTCTTGTTCACCGCGTCCAAACAGCATGAGTTTGACCGTGTTTCTATGTGTGAGTCGTTCATGTAGTTCTACGGGCCCCGCAAAATGTCTGTGTGTGGCAAACCATTGTGCCCGTTGTTTGCTCAAAGTCCAACTCAAGCCTTGTCTGTGTCCGCCTCTGTAGATGATTCTGGGTTGAGCAAAGTGTTTGTCAATTAGATCTTGCTCACGCTGTGTGACCTTATACATGGGCCATAACATGCACCACGCATACTTGCTTTGGCTGGGGAATTCAGTGTGTGTCCACGCATAACGGATCAAGTCATTGATTTCGCGTTGTGAAACCTTGGTCTTGCTCAATATTTCATGCAAACAATCTGCACGGGCACCTTTGGGTTGTTGCCAAAGTTCATGCCATATTGCCGTGCTATCCATAGTGATCTCTCCTTATCAAACTATATGTGTATAGTATAACAGGAACAGCACGACCTGTCAACCTGTTTTGGGCAAATTATCTTGGTGGCACAGGTATTGGATTGGGATTGGGAAAGGTCTTGCGTCCTGGCAAGCGTACAGGACCTGCACCCATTTGGTTTGTATTGTTCATACCCTATTTAACCTGTCAGTTAAATATGGGTTGTTATGACTGTAGAAATTGCTACATGGAAATGGAATCGCGTGTTTCTGCGTTGGGAGTGCCTGCGGCGGCGGAGCTACGAAGTTGAGCCTGCTGTGCTTGCTTGGTATCATGCCTGGCCAGCTCGCGAGCAAAAGCGTCTGCAATCACTAGCTCTGCATCCATAGCACCCAACTGTTCGTACAGCTGTCGCATGTGCATCTGTAGGCGTAGGCGTTCAAAGTTTATGTTCATTGTGCTACCTCTTATTCTTTGACAAAGATCATAGTTTCGTCGTCCCACGGCTCAAGCAATCCATTTACAGGATCAGTGTCACCTCTGAAAGCATAATCGCCCCAGTTCAATCCCACAACCTTAAGGGTCTCATTACCACTGGGTGCTGTTTTGATTTCTGTTGTGTATCCATTAGCAACAAACCAGCCACTGAGTTTTTCAATAGCACGATTTACTGGATATTCCTGGAATGTAGGAATTGTCATTACATTGATAGTTTTCATTCTGCGGCCTCCTTGGCTTGTTCAAAATCATCTGTGCGTAGTATTGTATCGCCGCGATACTCTACCACATAATGTGGGCGAGGCAAGCCCAGATCCATATAGGATCCTGGATTGTATTCAGTTTGTATCACACAGCCACGAGTGCCTGTGTAAACGATTTTGCCTGCTTGAATGTTCATTATACAGCCTCTTTAACTTGTGTAGTCAAGTCTTTGATCTCTTGACTTAATCTGTTGAACTTGGCTTCATCCTTGGCCTTGCAGGCCTTAATAATGTCAAGTTCTCTGGTGTAAGCCTGTTCTAAAAGACTTTTTACCTGGGGAGTGCGGGCTTCACTAATCAGTTCACGCCACATAGGTAGTCCTGCTTTACGACCAATCGCACGGGCTTCCCATGGATCCATTTGTTCTAATGCTTGTAATGCCAATGCCATATTGATCTTTTTCATTGTGCTACCTTTCTTTACTTGTTTAAGTGTTATTAGTATAACAAATGGTGTATTTCTGGTCAACCTACCTTATGTTGCGTAAAAACAACACCCGTTCGTGTAGCCGTTGATAACCCAATTGACGTGGCATTGTGTTGTCCAAATGGTACAACACAAACCAATCTATGTATTCTGATCTACCTGTGGCCCATTGCACTATGACTCCAGTGGGATTGTAGCCCCAACAGCCCCAGATCACTGTGCGATCTCTGGTGACCCATTGTGCTCGCATGGTGCCTGTGCGAGCATCACAGGTGTCTGTGAGCAGGGTGATGTTTTCTGGGTGTGGATAACTGGTTTGTGCCACCACTGTTTGTGGTGCCAGGGCTGTTCGCACGCCCCAGGTGGTCGTGCTGTAGGGCCGCACAGGTTCAGCCAGTTCCAGTGCTGTGACCTGTGCGGTGTGCAACAACAACAAGGCAAATAATATACGCATATAACACATTGTATATGACATGCCATTACAGGTCAACCAGTAAATACTGTATGGTTGTCGTTAATTTACAACAGATTGGCCCTGTGCCACACCGTTTTGTCACGGGTGCAGAACTTGCCACGGTGCTGGAGGCCGCTGAAGAGATCATTGACGACACGCCCTGGGACGAACTCACGCCCATCTTGGCAGAATGGGAAACAGGACTGACCTGGCGGGCCCTGGAGGCCCAACCCGTGGACGAAGCCTGGTACACCCGTGCTCTTTTGCTGACCTGCCTGCGAGGATTACGCGGTGAAATGGCTCCTGATTTCTACTATCTTGGCGGGGACAGCTAAATATTTGTGTTGGGGCAGTTGGCTCGTTGGGTGCCTAAACAGTGGCACCTGAAACATCTACGCCATAGATGATTCGTCCTTTTTTTCCTTCTGCCTCAACACTCGTGAAAAAAGTTTAAGTCTCCAACTCAATCTATTTTCAAACCCAAAACCCCTGTTATTCGCGTAGCAGGGGTTTTTCTTTGAAAACTTTCGTGTTATACTAAATAACACTGCCAATGGAGACTGGCAGGCTGTAAAACTTTTTTGCAAATATGAAAATAGATCTATACAACAATCACGACGCTTACATCACGCAACAACGCCAAGACTGGGACATAGGTCGCTGGCTCAAAGGTCACGGCGTAACGGTCAAGGATTTGGACAAGCATCCACGCATAGACGATGTGGTGTTGATGATCAACATCAGACAAGAATTCTGGCACGCTATGAACAAGCACGAACAAGGTGTTTGGGCAGGCTACTGGAGCACGGTCTATACCAAACGCAAACCTCTACACGCAAAAGCTCTCCGTAAATTTGAAAACATCATACAACAAGTCAGGCAACGCAAACTCAAAATACAAATCTTAAGACAAATAGGCTCTGCCAACAAAAACATTGGTCACGATAATAAGGCTAAAGGACCATGCCTGCCCCCAGTAACTGACGCGAAAAGGGACGAACAGGAGTGCCGTGCGGTGCCAGAGCGTGTGTGGGAAGCACACGAACTCTGGTGATGAGTATGCTATAGTCAAAGGTCTCATCTGTAATACCGTGTGTCAGTAATCTTGCTGAAAGGCCGCCAGACTTCTGGACGACTCATAGGTGAGGTTGGAACAAAGGAACCAAATGTGACTTGCTCACATTTAGCCGTTTCTTTGGCTCCATCCTCATCAAACACAAAAACAAAACAAATCACTTGCGACAGCAGGTGATTAGATCTCGTTAGAGATCTTCAAAATCACTTGATTTACACACAAACATTGCCTATAATAGTGACTGTGCTAAATACTTGACAACACAAAAGGACACACAAATGGCAGACATACAACGCGGCATAAGAGAAGTTGAAGTGCTAACTGATTACCTCAACGACATCATATTGAAAACGGGCAGGGCCATAGAACGTGACAATCACGGGCTTTGGAAAAAGTTCTTCCATCACTACGACAACGCAGACTGGGACAACATTATCTCAGCCATGGAAGAGGTCAAACAGGCCTATCCAGAAGCCTTTGAGCGTTTCCACACACAGGCCATATTTGAAGCCAGAGATGTGCTCACTAACGAAGCCAGCAAGAGCCAGCGGATCATGGACACCAGACCTTACAAGATCAAGGCCTGGAAAGCGGCCATGGCTGTGCGTGAGGTCATCAACAACTTAAACGGCGTAAACATACCCAATGGCTCCGCATAACACCAACAAAGGCAAGCGTCTCAGCACCAGGGGCATACCCAGACCGCATACACGCCACCCTAGGCCACAGGTCTGGATCACTGGCCCTGATCCTGTGCTACACCAAAAATATCGTGTGTGGCTCCAACAACGAAATCAAGCACAATGGCGTGACGAAGGCTGGCACATTGGCTTCACAGATTGGTGTGAGCTGTGGGCACACCAGTGGGATCAGCGTGGCAGGACACGTGGTAGCTACTGCATGACCAGGATAGATTGGAGCTTGGCTTGGACTTTGGACAACGTAAAAATAACCACCAGAGAAGAACATGCCAAACTGCAGGGCGATGCCAGAGCCGCTGGTTGGTCAAGCATAGCACAAAAACGAGCACGGGCCCGCAGGGGCCAAATGACCTTGGAGCTGACACATGCAAGTGATGATTGACCATGAGCATGGTGTGGAGTTCCAACACCTGTGTGAACACTATCTTGGACACAGAGGAGAATTTGTGCAGGACTTCATGGTCAACACAGCACCAGGTGTGGCAGGACGCATGTGCATTTATCGCGTGCCAGATGACAGTGCCCTGGCCACTTACATACATCTAGCACACCCAGAATGGATAGACTATGTGTGGGCCAACCTCAACAAGACCGCACAGGTCATTGATCCCAACGATACATTCTTAC